AAGTTTTGTATTCTGAAACACTTTCTTTTGCATCTAAATTCGGTTCATTTGAAGAAATTGATGAAAAGAAAAGATATATTCCAAATAATTCTAATCAGAGATTAATCGGAGTTTTAGACCACGGTTTACTGATGCAACCTTCTGAAGGCAGAGATCTTAAACAGGAAATTGATACAGCTTCAGCTTACATGGTAACATTGAAAAATAAGCTTAATATGTCTTGATTTATGTTAATGCAGCAGAATCGTGATTCTTCTTCAATGGATAGACGAAAAGCGGATCTTTCAGAGCCAACGCTTAATGATATAAAACAAACGGGAAACGTTGGACAGGATAGTGACGTTGTTCTGCAAATGTTTTATCCATTTAGAGAGAAATTAGCAACGTATCGAGGCTATAGAATACTTGGAGGTCAAGGATTAACGAGATGGCATCGTTCTATTATCATTAGTAAGAATAGATACGGTGTTGCTGATCAAGTAATCAATACTTGATTTGCAGGATCTGTTGGTTGGTTCCTTGAATTACCTTCTCCTGATCAAATAACAGATTATACACAGTTTCAAACAGAGTATAACAATATACCCTGTAAAATAAGAGACGTACAAAAAGATTCTTCTACTCCAAAACGAGAAGAAGAGAAGAAAACTATAACATTTAGTTTTTAATGGCAAATTTAATTGCAATTGTAGGAGCTAGTGGTTCTGGAAAATCCTCTAGTATCCGTACCTTAAATCCAGAGGAAACATTTATTATAAATATTGCTTCTAAACCACTTCCTTTCAAAGGTTGGCGTAGTAAATATACTATTTGAAATAAAGATCATCCTGAAGGAAACTACGTAAATACGAGTGATGTAAATACCATTAACAAAATTCTCGGATATATCAATTCTAAACGACCTGAGATTAAAAATGTGGTCTGCGAGGATACCCAATATCTCATGGCCTTCGAATACATGGATAGAGCCAATGAAAAGGGTTTTCAGAAGTTTACTGACATTGCACAGAAGTTTTATTCTGTATTAAAGAGCGGTATCACTATGAGAGATGATTTGAATATCATAATGACATGTCATAGTGAGAACATTGGTACTTCTGATGAACCACAATACAAGATTAAAACTTTGGGTAAATTATTGGATTCTTCGTTAACTGTAGAAGGCTTGTTCACTTATGTTTTATTTACAGATATACAGCGAGACGATGAAGTTGGAGCAAAATATCTGTTTCAAACGCATTCAGATGGTACTACCACAGCAAAGAGTCCAATGGGTTGCTTTGAAGAGGATTATATTCCGAATGATTTACAGTATGTAATTGACAAGATCAAAGAATACGATGCTTAGAATATCTTTTGATTTTAACGAAACATCTAAAACAGTATCTAATGTATCTGTTATAGATATTGAAAAAGGAAAATCTAGAGGAATTGTTGCAAATAGTTCTCCAATAATTGAAGATACTGGTATGCCAGATTTGGAAGTACAAGAAAACAAATTGCAACTTTCTAAAGCGGCTATTGCAAAACTTGGAGCTAAAGCTGATGATAGAATTGACATTCAATACATAAACGAAGGTATTGGAAAGTCCTCACCTGTTATTGGTAAAGCAGAATACTTTACAGATCGATTAAGTGGTAATCGATTAACTCAAAAAGGTACAATCTCTTTCCGTGGAGAAAAGAGAAATACCCTTATTGAATTTGGAACAGTATTTTCCTTTGAAGAGTATAAAGATGGTATTTGGAAATTAATTCCATTTGAAATTTCTGAAGAAAAAGAAGATTTTGCACAAGAGAATGCTGATGCAGAAGCACTCAATAATTCAGAAATTGAAAAAGAGATTGAAGCACTAACAGCTTCTGATGCAGATAATGATCTGCCGTTTTAAAATAAAAGTATTTAATTATGGGAATGTTTGATATGGCCAGCACAACTGGTCTTAAGGAAGCGGGAAATGCTCTTTCCGCTGGTATTCACGATGCTAAATTTAAAAGTATTGCTTTCGAGAATTTTACTGCACAAAGCGGTACTACTCACGAAGTAATGAATCTCACTCTTGACGTAGAAGGTCACGGTGAGTGGGTTAAGAGATTCTTCAATCCTGCTATTAAGAACGGCCAAGAAGATCCTACAGCAACACAGAGAACAGATGGTACATTTGGCCAAAATCCTTCTCGTGTTGAACAATTTATGGTAAGTCTTCGTCAGATTATCGATGCGCTTGATCCTGAAATTGGCAAGAAACTCGATGCAGATGATGTTATCATTAATGGTAAAAAGATTCCTACCAAGAATCTCAGTTTTGCTCAGTTGGTAAAGCTTATTGGTATTCTTACTGAGCCTTACGCTGGAACTGATGTTAAGATTAAGCTTGTTCCTCAAAGTAATGGATTTAATGATTTTCCTGGTTTTCCTGCCAGAATTAATCGTGCTGGTATGCTTGGTATAGCAAGTCGTTTTATTGCAAATGCTAACGGCTCTGTTACATTGGTTCTTTCTCAATCTGAACAGAAGAAAATTGAGGCAGCAGCTAATAGTCGTCCCACTAATATGAATGGCAGCAGTGATGCCACTCTTGAAGGCGTAGGCGATGCTCTTGGACTTGGTACTAACGACGATACAGACCTTCCGTTCTAATAAACTGTAATGGGAGACATAACCTTCGATATTTCAGAAACAAAGAATATTACAGAGGAAGCACCTCTTACTAAAGATCTTATATTACAAAAAGTTTCTGAAGAAGCAATTCTTGAACATTATGGAGTCCCTATACAAAAGGGGCTCTTTTGTTCAAGATTACGACAAGATAAGAAGCCTACTGTGGGGCTATTTAGAAATAAGCGTGGAAGACTAATTGTCAAAGATTTTGGTTCTGATTTTAGTGGCGATTGTTTCGCTTATGTAATGGCGTTGTTTAATGTCTCTTATTACAAAGCTCTTCAAATTATAGCAAATGATTTTGGAATTATTAGTAGAACAGACTTAAAGGTAAACAAACCTAAAATTGTACCAACAGGAGCTAAGTTTGAAGAACGAAAATCCGCAGTAATTCAAATACAAACAAGGGAATTTAATCAATCAGAATTAGATTGGTGAGGACGATATGGTATCTCTCATTCAACTTTAACTCATTTTCGTGTTTATCCAGTTGATGCTGTTTGATTGAATAATAACTTGTTTTATACAAATACTTCCAACCAACCAGTTTTTGGATATTATGGAGGTATTAAAGACAACATAGAACAATGAAGAATTTATTATCCAAAAAGAAAAATCGGTAAATGAATTTCTAATTGAAAAGCTACATATTTACAAGGTGCACATATGCTTCCTAGAGAGGGAGGAGAATACATAGTTGTTACTAAATCTCTGAAAGATGTAATGTGTTTATATGAATTCGGAATTCCAGCAATTGCACCTTGTTCTGAAAATCTTTTTCTTACTGAAGCACAGTTTAACAAACTGAAAACCAAATTTAAACGCATATATCTTTTATATGATTTAGATATTCCTGGAGTAAAAGCGTCCAAGAAGATAAAAAAAGAGTTTCCTGATCTACAAGTATTGTTAATGCCTTGAGGATCAGCAAAAGATTTCTCAGATTATCGAAAAGCATATGGATATGCAAAAACACTGGAATTAGTTAATAAGGCGAAAGAATATTATGGCGAAACGTAGTAAGAAAAAGGAAGAATCTATTGAACTTCCAAGTATTGAAGAAATAGAAGCTCCTCAGTCAAAGAAAAGAACTCGTAGTAAGGCATATTCACGTACAAAAGGACATAGCTACGAGACTAAAATAGTCAAAGAATTAAAAGAATTAGGTTTTCAAAATGTAGTAACATCTCGTAGCGAATCTAAAGCTATGGATGATAATAAAGTTGACATTATCGATAAAGATAATTTACTTCCAGCAAAGCTTCAATTAAAATGTACTCAATCGATCCCCTCTTATTTTAAAATAAGATCTGAATCAACAGTTAATCCTGAAGAATTCGTGATCATTTGATCTAAACAAGAAAAGCGAGAAGTAAATATTGTTTCTGTCGGCGAAGCG